ATCCTTGATCATCATCTCAATGTCCAGCCCTCCTAAAAGTTCAGAGTTCTCTACTGTCCATCTAACCCCTGATTCACTTGATCTGTTTTGTTGTGCATCTCCGCTAACTCTTGAAATCACTGCCAAAGATCCTTCAGGCATAATATACCCTGTTGAAACTGCAGCAGCAGATGTAGTAGTAGTGCGAGAGTAACCAAATGTATAACCATTAAACTGGAATGCAGTATTTGAATCGTTACCTGCTCCCTGGTTAACATATTGATTTACAAAAGATGGCAGTTGAGCATCTCCAATAACTGTGAGTCCTGACATGCTGAAATCATCAGCCATCATAATAGACTTGGCATCGTTAAGGAAAAATGGCTGTTCTGCCACTGCTACCTGCAATGCATCTGCTAATAATGGATACCTGGCTGCTGCTCCTACAAAAGCAGAGTTATATGTAGTAGCTATAGCTCCATCTATAGTATTAAAGATCTGTGTTTCCAGGTAAGTAGCCAGTGATAATTCTGCGTCTGTATATTGACGCATAAAATCCTGAGCTTCATTTACTATGCCGGACTGATCCGTTAGCCTTGGAATAACTCTGAAGCTAGTGAAAGCCTTAACAAAGGTAACATTAACCAGAGCTGCAACAGCATCTTCTGCAGGGAAAGCACAGGTCATGCTGCCTACTGTAGCAGCTACTACGTTCTTGGAAAATACAGGGATCTGTACCGCAGGAGCTCCCCATGAATACCAGATAGTCTCCTGGTTAGCCTGTGTAATTAATCCTGATGTTGATCGTGCAGCAAGGTCTATAAAACCATATTCCTGCTGTCTTAGCTGTTGGCGGTCCAGGTCAGATGGATAAGATCCTCTGGCATTCTGCCGTCTTAAATTTACTATACTCATTATAATAATGTATTTGTTTGGTTAGTATTCTTTCAAGGTTTTTACATTATACCTCTCGAATGCCTCCCAATATAATTGATCATAATTTTCGCCTTTAGGTATCCCCTTCCTTTGTGCTATTTTATCAAACTCAATCAAAAATTGTTCTTGAGTTCTAAAGTCAGATTCAGATACGATAACCTGAGATCCATTGTAGTCGCCACTGGTAGGAGTATTCCCTGCCCCACCACCTGCAGCATTTTTATTTATAATTGATTGTAACTCCTGCTGTAAAACAAACTCTAATGAGGCATTCATAATGCCATCTTTATAAGGAGTACCATCTGTTCTATTCCAGATAACCTTGCCCTCATCCTCGCTGCTATTAGCTATGAGTATCTGAGTTTTTAAGGTTATAATATCACTGATAAGGGATTCATCCAGCCCCTTATTAAAGTCCATAGTACTGATAACATTTTGCATATCTGATCTTCTCAAAAGATTCTTTTCCTTGTCTCTTAATGTGCTTATTATTTGCTCACTTTTCTCTATCTGACTCTGTGCTGCTGCCATCAATTCTGACTTATCTTTTTTGTGCTTTACCCTTAGCTCCTCCATTTTCTTTAAAGTCTCATTAGGATTAGAATCGCTCTTTAATGTATTGACCTTTTCCTGTAGCTCCTTATTCTGATTAGCTATCATGCTGGCCCATTCAGAGGTCTTCACTCCTGGAGGTTTCTCTAACCCTGATTGCTCTAAAGCTGTATCCAGATAGTCATATATCTTCTTATGCTCTGAGCTTATATTCTCTTCAAAGTAGTTTTGTGCTATAGTTTTATTGTATGCCTTACCTACTTCTGTACCCTTTAAAATGTCCAATACCTGAGCTTGTAGCTTAGTATCTGTGCTTAATTTTTCCTTGAATTGATCTTCCATAACGGCTCTATTATGTTTTGTTTGTTATTTAATTGAATTTGTTACCTGGGTTTCTGACAGTCCTAACTCCTGAGCTATCTCATCACTGGACTTACCATCTTCCAATAGCTTACTTATCTTTTTTTTTACAGGAGTTGTTACCCTCTTTTTGGGTTTTGACTCTTTCTTTTCCGTTAATTCAGGGTTATGGATCATAATGATCTGGCTATAATTGCCCAAAGATTGAGGGTTTTTAAACTCCTCAGCCATACCATGCCATGCTGCAGAGGACTTACAGAATTGATGTATCTGTAATGTCTGGCTTAATCCCTTTCCCTGCTTAACTCTTATGCCTATAAAGTTATAGCCTGTTTGGTTATGTTCAGGAATGTCTGATGGGAAGGTATGCTCAGGAAACTGGCTCATCACTTGAGCTAACTCCTTGCTGCTGGATAGATTCCCTGCTATCATTTTGTGCTGTTTCATCTTCTACGTATGATTTAAATGTGTTATAAATAATGTCTATTTTTTGCTCAAAGGTAATATCACTACCAAACTCTACCAGTGAACCGTTCTCACGTTCAAACTTAGATACGAATTTGATAAAGTTAGCCTTAATATATAAGTCCTGATCCTGCATTACTCCCTGCTCTGATTTCTTATAGCACTCCTCCACAGTAGAATAAGGAGCAGGATTAAGATTGTTTTCTATCATTAATTTGCTTACTGTCTGAGGATCTCCCTTGTATTTTGTCTCTATCAGTAGCTTATATATCTGATCTATTTCTGACTCAGGCATTCCTGCAGTCTTTGCTCCTGTGAATAGCTGCTGTAATTGTGCCTCTGTTAATAAGAACCACTCAGTACCATAGTTTGCATGTACCTTAACAGTTGTATCTATAGCTAACTTAATGGCTGTCTTAACCAACCACTTATGCAGCCTGTTACATATCCCTGCTAATCTTAGTAATGGCTTCTTCCGGTCCTCCATCAATGACCTTACCTGGTCCTCATTAACTGCTTCCTTATTGATCAGATCATTGAATCCTGTAGTATTTACCTTTATAAAGTTCTCTCTTTGATTCTGTTTCTTTTGCTCAAACTCCAGATTAGCAGTAGGAGGAGATATGAACCGGAAGTATCCGCTAACATCATTCTCCTCATTGTCTATCTTTGGATTGATCTTGATGGCTGTACCTGCTCCTGAAAACTTATTGGATGAGCATGTAGGGCAGTTTGTAGGAGTAGACATCTCTCCATTATCCAAAGGAATACTAACCATGCCATTAACACAATGATCATCTTCACATACTGCAGCAGCATATTCCACCACCGGAAAGACTCCGTAATGCTCAGCATAATAGCTGTAAGCATGGAACTGCTGCCATTCGGACATGCTGCCTAACACTGCTGATAATGGAGCATATCTTTTTATATCGTCTGTAGTATTCAATGGCTCATCAATAAACCAACGTGCAGGGCAGTATCCCAGATTGTGAGGATTCTCCAGGATCAAAGTGTATTTTTTATCCCTGATCTCCAGGACTCTATAAAATTCATCATCATAAAATGCTATTCTATAGTACTTTCCTATATCATCATGTCCATCAGAATGATCAAACATGATGTATTCAAACTCACTCTTGCACTTTGTTAGCTTGTACCCTATCAGCTTATTAGCCTCCACAGTGACGTAATAAGGTACTCCATCTGCATCCTTATCCACTACTATAATGGTCTGAGGTTTACATTTAAATGCCCTTCTGCCTACTTTCTCTATGTATCCCCTGGTATCCAGGTACAATAACAGTTCACTGGCCTGAGCTTCTGCCCTTTTATTGGGATATTGTACGCTAAAATTTGCATTTCTGCCATTGAAAACTCTGTTAAGATCCCCTAGTATATCGTCTGATATAGATACAATAGCTAAAGGATAACTAAAGTAGTTTAATACCCTGTTATACTTTTCCTGAGTTACACTATTTCTAATAGCTCTTTTAATTTCAGCCCAGCCTGTTTCACTTTCAAGCTCTCTAAAGAATAAAGGTTCTGACATTACTTTTAGCCTACTTTCATAGTCCAGCATCTGCCCTACCTCATTCTTTTTCTGACTTTTTACCAGGCTTATTAGTTGACTTTCGCTTAATAACATTGTCTACAAATTGATATTTTTTAGAAACAAGCTCCCAATCTTCCCTACCTTGCTTTACCTGTAGCTGTAACACAGCCTGAGCATGTACCAAAGATAATGAGGTACATGCTCCTGCCTTTGTCTTTAGTTTGACCATTGTATTAGCCATACTTATACAGTTAAAGCGTTGAAATCAGTAGGAGTAATAGATCCTTTGGTTTCATCGTAGTCATAAGGTAACTGGAATGTAAGCATGTTGTTATCTCTAGTACCAAAACCACTATTGATCATAGTTTCTATTACTACATTCTCACAATCAAAGCCAGTAAACAGATCTCCTACTCTTTGCCCCCAGATCAATCCTTGTTGATTGATCATGTAGACCTCCATATTAGCACCTTCACAGATCAACAACCTGATAGCTGCAATCTGTGCACCTGTTAAGGAATCAAAACGAGCTTTGCCTGTAGCAGGAGTAATGCCATTGATCAGAGTAGAACCGGATAGAGTAGAGTTGTCTCCACCTCCCTGGCTAACTACTGATCCGGCTTCTATTACTGAATCCCCTCCAATTAAAGGAGACATTACTACATGAGCATCAGTAGCTAATGCAAAAAGAAGTGTCCATGGAGCTATTACAGACGGATAATTACTTGCTGACTGAATAGCTACAGGTAAATTAGCGGAAGGATTAGGTACGTCAAAAATAAGCTCCCCCCTACGTACAAACCAATAACGTTGTATCTGCCCTAAATTCTCTGGACATGTACTTGCAGGTATGTCTGTCAAGGATGTAGCCAAAGGACAGCAGTCCAATAAAAATGAATTAAGAATATTCATAGTTTAATAATTAAAAAGTTACAAAAGTATTGACTGTTGCCAGACTCGCCCCTACGGAGTCCTTAAAGTCATATGTTAGATCGTATGAATGAGTAGCAGGATCTGCTACAAAATCTATCCAAAGTTTACTATATACAGATACTCCCCCAATGCATCCCAGTGATCCTAATGTTACCGGACTAGCTACCAATGCAGGAGCTGCCCCTGTAGGAGAAAAGGTTAATTCTATATTAAATACATCACATGTTACCGTATCTAACAGATCCATCTTAGCCTCCTTCTCAAAGGATGCCGTTCCTACCCTGGCATTAAATGCCTCTGTAGTATTTGCTGCAGCAGGAGTATCTGTGCCGCAACAATTCAGGTAGGGAGCAGGATCTAAATAATCCCTCATAACATTCAGAATAGTAATTTCTGCTGCTGAAAGACTGGCATAGTCCAGGTCCAGACTATACATTTGCAGAAGAAACTGATCAAAACCTGACGTACTGAACGTTGTTATCTGACTGAGCTCCAATGCTGTCTTAACATCAGGGATATTAAACGGACTAACTAACGCTATTTGTCTTAGAGATTGCAACAATAGAGCTGTTTGGCTCTGTAGTCCTGTTACAAATTGTGATGCCTGTAGAACGAATGCCATATATTTAGGTTATTGTTGTCCGTAATGTACTAAATTTAATTTATTTTTCCTAATACCTTGCTCTCCATATCTGAAAGCATCCCAAATATGATTAAATTTATCTACAGGCTTATTTTTTGCCCTCCCATCACTACGATCAATACTCCATACGTATTTTTGTTGCTCTTGTTTCCATAATTCATTAGAAACCAAGTTTAATTGACCATAAGACTTCAGGCAGTCTATCCCTGCCCTGATAGAATCGCTGCCCTTCTTACATGGCTTTACCCTGTAGTCAAGGTTTCTAAGTTCTTTGATAGATTTAGGCTCTGCACTGTCTGCCATCACTATGCATCCGGTCCTTAATCCTGTCCTTATCCCTAAC